GATTCCAATGATTATGCATCAGTATATGCAGATACAGATGCATTAGACTTTAATCCTATAAGAATAACTAATATATGAGCGATTACGTAGGAGATAATAAATGGATACCCAAAGAAGAGGGTGATGTGCTATCAGAGAAAATTGTTTGGTCTACTAAACAAGTAAATGATTTGATGGTAGCAATGGACCAAGGGTTTAGACCTAAAGTTGCCATGCCATTTTATGAAGGTAAAAACTTTTTACGTAAAGGTAATATTGTATTTGAATATACTGATGAAGAGATTACAGAATTAGCCAGATGTGCCACTGACATTGTTTATTTTGCAGAGAAGTATGCAGTAGTAATGACTGATAACGGTATTCAACAAGTAAAACTTAGAGAGTATCAAAAAAGGATGTTAAGAAACTTTCAAGATGAAAGATTTAATATTGTTTTAGCATCTCGTCAAATGGGTAAAACCGTGACAGCATCCATCTTTAATGCATGGTACTTAATATTTAACACAGATAAAAATACTCTTTTATTAGCTAACAAATCAGATTCTACTAAAGAGATTATTGATAAAGCAAAGGTAGTTGTAGAAAACGTACCATTCTTTATGAAACCGGGTATTGTTAAATATGATGTAATGAATGTTAAGTGTGATAATGGATGTAGATTGGTAGGACAAGCAACTACTGCAAAAGCAGGTATTGGTTTCACTATTCATAATTTGTATCTTGATGAGTTTGCACATATTCATCCAACTATTGTAGATACCTTTTATGAAAATGTATATCCTACATTATCTGCATCAAAAGTTTCTAGAATTACTATCACATCTACCCCAAATGGATTTAACAAATTTTATCAAATATATGCAGCCGCAGATAGAGGTGAAAATGAATACACTGCAATGCGAGTTGATTGGTGGGAACATCCAGACAGAGATGATGATTGGTACAATAGAGAGCTAGGAAACTTAGGTAGTATAGAAGCGTTTAATAGACAGTATGGAAATGAATTCGTTTCATCTTCAAACCTTTTATTAGATCCAATAGATTTAAAGAAAATGCGTAAACGAATGAGACAATATGTTTATCATGACCTTGAAGAGTTTGATGATATTAACATAGATGTTAGGGACGTTTTATTATGGAATCCTGACTTCGATATCGAATCAACTAAAGATGCTTCAAAGTTTTGGTTATTTTCGGTAGATATTGCTGAAGGAAATGGAGGTGATTATTCGGTGATAAATATATTTGAAGTTATACCCATGAATAAAAAGGAAATTGAAAATTCACTTAATCCAGGTGCAATGTATGATTTCTTTAAAATAAATCAAGTAGCAATATTTAGATCTAACGAACATGTTATAGAAGATTTTGCAAAGGTCTTATATACTTTATCTACAGAAATATTTTATAACGAGAATGTAAAAATGATAGTAGAATATAATACATATGGTTCTGTGTTGTTTCAATATCTAAGATCTGTATTTCCACAAAGAAATGATTTTGATGATGAAATGATTGTAAAATTCAGACATCGTCACGATTCTAAGACACTAAAACATGGAATAAAAATAAAATCAGATAATAAAGCAATATTTTGTCAGAATTTTGCAAAGTTATACAAAATAAATAGGATAAATATAACAGATGAAACAACAATAAATGAAGCTAGTCTATTTGGAGGTTTACCAAGAGGTGGTTACGGAGCTCAAATGGGAAATGATGATACTGTTATGACAGTTATTAGTTCCACTGAATTCTTTAATACTACAGACTACGCAGATTATATTGAAGAACTTTTGGATTTTATAGATCCAGACTTACATAACGAGATGGAAAGGGTGTTATATAAAGATAATATTTCTGATGGAGATTTACAATATGACATTTATGATTTAATATAAATAAATTTCGAAAGAAGAATAGATATATAATAAAAGTAAAAAAAATAAAAAAGAACAACTATGGCATTAAGTCCTCAATTATTACAGTTCAAAAGCTCAGGCGTATATCGCTTAGAGTTTGACAAATCACAGACGGTTAATATCCCTGCTGAAACTATTAGATTGGTTGTTGGTAGATCTAAAAAAGGTCCATACAACACTCCAGTATTTATCGAAAACATTGAGCAATTCACTCAAGTGTTTGGAGGTATTGACAAATCTTTAGAAAAGAAAGGAATGTTCTTCCACAGATCATGTATCGAAACTCTCTCAAGAGGGCCGATTCTGGCATTAAACTTAACTATCGCTGACGCAGCTGATAGAATTGCATTAGTATCTCCAGCAACTAATTCTGGTTCTGAAGGTTTATCAGCAAAACCAGCTTCTGTACAATACAGCGCTATTTTTGACACTGATAAATTTTGGGTTCCTTCTGATATCAAAACATTAGAAGCAGCAGGTAACACTGATGACGACTCAAACAACGCAATCACTTTCGCTAACATCAAGCAAGAGCCTATTTCAGTTATCGTAAGACAAGCTGCAAATACAGCAGGTTTTGAAATGACAGCAAGAGAATGGTATGGTGAAGGAAATGTTCCTGAAGGAATCGAAGATTTAGAATACGTATCTGACTACATGGTAGATGTGTTTGTATTCAAAGGTAATTACGATGCACAGGTATTACAAAATGACCCAACATATGGATCATTTTTTAATGAGCATGGATTATTAAGAGATCAATTAGCAAAATTCACTGCTTTGAGAGAAGTTAGTTTAGTAGCACAATACACTGGATCAGTTATTCCAGAATTTCAAGATCAAGAAGGTCGTCAATTATACATTGAGACTTTAATTAACTTGGAAGCAAGAAGAACAGGTTTATTCTGTGCAATTAACGAAGATGCTTTAGAAGCAATCGATTTCGTAGGTAAAGGTTTTGATATTTACCAAGATTATAAAGTATTATCACATAGAGTTGCACAAGATGCTACTCCTGATGCAATTGCACTAGCAAAACAAATGGAAGTTGATGGTAATGTATTAACTATTAGAAACGCTAGCGCTGCTGATTTAAATGCTTTACAAATCACAACAGATGGTTTCTTAAGAGCTGCATTAGAAGGAGAATTTACTCCAATTGAATCAATAAGCGCATCTGGATCAGATATGGTTATTGAATGTGAAGGTCCTATTAAAGCATCAACATATGAAACGTTTGAAGCTGGAACAGAAGCTACATTCCACGCAGGACCAATTACAGTTGTAGATGGTGACATTATTATAGCGTGTCCAGAAGTTGGAGCAGATGTTGCAGGTAAATTACTTACACCAGGAAGCTTATCAACTGGAAACTTCTTATTAGGAGCAAATGGACTTGATTATGTAGGAATTGGTTCAGTTGAAGAATTACAACCCCTTGGAAATATAAACGTAGTAAAAATTACTGCAGCAGGTGGAAACGCATTTAGTTCAACTTACGCAGCGGCAAGTGCAGATAAATTAACTGCATATTTAAGAGCTCAATCAACTACAATAGAGTACACTACTATCGAGCCTAACTCGAGAGCAGTTATGTTACCAACATTAATTGATGATTATTCATTTACTCCACTAGGAGCTGGACAATTTAGATTATCTGCTACTTTAGTTAAAGATACATTTGATTGGTCAGACGTATCAGTAGGAATGTATATTCCAGCTGACGGGGGTGAATTGGCAAGAATTAAAAGAATTATTAAGACTACTGAAGGTGGTTCTAATATTTATTCATTCGAATGTCACAGACCTGTATCTTTAAGACCAGAATATGCTCTTAAAAGATATGAAGAAAGTACAACTACGTATACAGTATTCCCATTAGCGGCTGCAACACAGAGCGTTAAAACAAAAGCTGAGTTATTAACTCAACTAAAACCAGGAAATGGATTATCAAACACATTAATAGACAAAGACGCAATTACCTTTAGATATGTTGTTGATACATTCGGATCATTGGAAAACAGCGGAATTCTTAATAAAGAAGAAATTACTCAACTATGTAAAGAAAGACAAAATGCATCTGCAATTCTTAACGCACCGATGGTGAAAGAATTTAAAGGATCATCTAATCCTTCTTTTAAAGATGCTAACACTGGATCATTTGATACAAGATTAGTATCTACTGGTGGTAATTTAGAACTTAACCCTACTGCAGTGTATACATTACCAAGTATCAATGAAGGTGCAAACTTCGGTTTCTACTATGGTCCTGGTCTTAATGTGTTAGAGAATGGTAAAACAAAGGTGATTCCACCAGCGGCTTACGTATCTAACAACTACATTGACAAATACTTAAACGCTTTACCATGGTCAATTATTGCAGGACCAAGAAGAGGTGTTGTAGGTGGTACAGGTGTACAAGGTTTAGAATTCGCATTTGATAAAAATGATAGAGATTACTTAGAGCCATTTGGAATTAACCCAATCGTATTCGAAAGAGGAGTTGGTTTAACTATCAAAGGTAATAAAACTGCACAACAATCAGTTCAATCAGCATTATCTTCAGCTCACGTGAGAGAAGCAATGATCTACATTGAAGACGGTTTAGCAGAAATCTTGAAAAATTACTTATTCGAGTTTAACAACGCGCAAACAAGATTAGAGATTAAAACTTTAGCAGATTCATTTATGGAATCAGTTAAAAAAGACGGAGGTGTATACGACTATAGAAACGTTATGGACGGAACAAACAACACTAACGAAGTAATCGATAATAACATGGGTATTTTAGATACATTTGTTGAGCCAGTTAAAGGACTTGAAATCTTAGTATCGAGAGTAACTATCTTGAACACAGGAGAAATCGCAACTGGAAACTTTGCATAACAAAATAAGATATATAAAATAAACACATACAAATTATGGCTTTACCACATTATTCAGAAGATCAAACAAGCAAGAAAGGTAAGAATTTCGAACCAGTACAGGCTAACCTGTTTGAGGTAACTATTTTACCTCCTGACGGTGTCGCTGGACAAGAGATGTTACTACAACACGTAAACACTATTTCTGGTCTTGCAGGATTACATAAAGAAGTTGCTGCTATCGAACAAAAGTATAAATTTGCTACTAGATCTTATGCTGGTATGATTGATAATACTGCGTTAGATATTACTGTAAACTTTTCATTGAACTTAAATGATTCTAACCAAGCGTACTTATACAAAACATTACGCCAATGGTACAGAGCACAATACAACCCGGAAACTGGTGAAATGGGCTTGAAAAAGAATTATGTAGGAACAATCGTAATCGTACAATTCAACAGAGAAGGTGATATTTTTAGAAAAGTAACACTTGATGATTGTTTCATCACTTCCGGACTTGGATTTACAGACGCATTAGATTATTCATCTGCAGACGTACAAACATTAGAAATCACTTGGAGATCTGATGTATACGCAGAAGAAGTAAACTAATTATTAACTAATTACAAATAAGAAGGTGTATAACTACATCTTCTTATTTTTTGCAAGATAAATATAATATATTATTAACATATCAAATTATTATGAATAACCACAAATTAACAAAAAAACTACAAGTTCTCTTAACAGAGGACGAGGTTTCTTCAGTTAATAGATGCATTTTAAACGATGCAGTAAATACTGAAACGAGGCCAGTTTCTGTTAGTGCATGGATAAGAGACTTAATAAAAAAAGAACTAAGTCTACAATCTATTGACCAACAGTCGTATATTAAAACCAAAGTAAAAAACTTAAATAAGTAATAACATGAGTAAAGAAGATCAAAACAAAAAAGAAGAAGCTGCAAAAAAAATGCTGGAAGCCAGAGATAATATCAATGAGCCAGTAAAGGACAATCCAGTAGAAGATGTTTCTGCTGAAATGTTAAGTGAAGTCGAGTCCAAGGGACTTGGTAAAGTAAATATGGATCAATTCGGACAAGCAAGACCTGATAAATCTGCGGATCAATTCCTAGGATGGATGGTTTTAAATCAAGACGAATTGCCATCTAGTGGTAAATTTTATCCAAATGGATGTGTCATCAAAATTAGATCAGCGAGAGCTGCTGAGATTAGACACTTCTCAACTATGGATGAAGAGAACTACATCGATATGGAAGAAAAACTAAACCATATTGTAGAGATGTGCACCCAGATCATGATTGGAGATAAGAGAATGTCATATAAAGATCTTTTAGAAGAAGATAGAATTGTAATTCTATTGGCTATTAGAGATCTTACTTTCCCAGAACCAGAAAATAAACTGATTCTTAAAGGTAAAACTGAAACAACTAAAAAATCAGTAGACATTGAATTGGCTTCAAAATATTTAGTCGCAACAGAAGTCCCGACAGAAATAGAAGCGTATTATAGTTCTAAAGAAAGAACATATGTTATCAAAACTAGATCAGCTGGTGAAATCAAAATGCGTCCACCTTCAATTGGTGTTATGCAAGAAATAACTAAGTATTTAAAGGATCGTCAAGAAAAAGAAGTTGAATTCGATAAGGCTTTTATACAAGTATTACCTTATATTACACCTGACTGGAGACAATTAAACTTACCTAAGATTTTTAATTTAGAAGTAGATTATAAATCATGGGATCAGAAGAAGTTTATGGTAATTTACAGACTAGCAGAAAAAATGAAAATTGGAGTTGAAACAACACTTGAAATGGAATTCGAAGGGGAGATCGCAAAAGCCCCTCTTGATTTCCCAGGTGGCATCAAAAGTCTTTTCATTATTTCAGATCTCGCTGGAGAATTACTTTAAGACTAAGTTCTATCTGGGCATACATCTCAGAATGCAACCTTCAGAAATAGAAAATTTATTTTATTATGAATTTTGGTACTACGTAAAAAATCTGTCGGAACACATTAAAGAGAAGAATAATCAGAACAAGGATCAACAAGAACAACAGGCACAACAACAGAGTGAAATGAGCTCTAAATATAAAACGCCTAAGATGCCGTCGGTCCAATCTTTTAAAGCACCTTCTATGAAGATGCCTAAATTTTAAAGATATATAAAGAGTATGGATAAACGCTACATATGTAGCGTTTGTCTTATACTAAAAAACATATACATATAACTTGGCTCAATTAATTCCAAAATTTCTAGCAAGTGCATTCGAAAGAATGGGTAATAGTGATAAAGCTCTAGAACAAGTAGCAATAAATACTGGAACGACAGCAGCTGCTGTATCAGTGGGTGGTGATCTTTATGAAAAGATGGATGAGCTTGTTAAAGCTCTTGGTGCTGGAGGTGGCGGAAAGAAAGGTGACCTTTCAATTAAAGAAGCACTAGTCCTTAGAATCACTGCAGGTGCATTAGAGCCTATTGGACTTGGTTTAGGTGTAATTATTGACGCCCTAGAAAGAGCGCCTGATGGTAAAGAACTTAAATTAAAAATGGAAGCCTTAACTAACGGGCTTTTAGCATTAGGAGAAGTTGGTTATTCAATAGTAAAATTTGCTGCAATGATGATTTTAGCACTGCCTCTACTAATAGTGGCTGGTATTGCCATGTTATTGATAGTGCCTATATTAAAACTCATGGTAGATGGCCTCATGTGGGCTACCAAAAAGCTTGATAAGAAACAGCTCAAAAAAATAGCAATGCTTGGTGAAATTGGAGTTAATATATTAATACTAGCAGTGAGTTTAGTATTAGTTGGATTATTAGCTACATTTGCACTTAAAGGTGTATTAGTAGCAGCTGGTATTATGTTAGGTCTTGCAGGTGTTATGTTCCTTTTAGATAAAATGGGATTTGATCCTAAGGGAATGAATAAATTTGCCAAGGCTTTAAAGAATTTAGCACTAGGAATTTTAGGATTATCTGTAGGTTTAATATTAATAGGATTTTTAACAGAACCTATATTATATGGACTGGGAACAGCAATGTTAATAATATTAACTATTGGCGGAGTATTCTGGCTGATGGATAAAATGAAAGTTGCTAAATCAATGAGAAAAACAGGTCGAGCGCTGGTTTATGCAGCGATGGCCATTTTATCAGTTTCTGTAGCATTAGTATTATCTGCACTTGTAGTAAAATCGTTGGGTTGGTTAGAAGTGGGTAAAGTATTATTAATGGTTGGAGCAGTAGCTATGACATTCTTCGTAATTAATAAGGTATTAGGTAAACAATCTAGAAAAGGAGCAATGTTAATGATATTTGCAGCCGGGGCAATATTAGCGGTTTCAGTTGCATTATTTTTAGCTAAATTATTAATAGGACCAGTAGATACTAAAAATGCTCTTAAAACATTTGGTGTTTTAGTAGTTCTTGGTGCAGTTGCATTAGTATTCGGAGTCGCAGGATTAGTTGAAAAACAGATTAAATCTGGTGCTATCGCGATGATGTTCGCGGGTGGTGCAATGATAGTGATAGCGATTGGTGTTTATGCAATGAAAAAAGCAATTGCAGACCTTTCATGGAGTAATTTAGGAATGATAGCTGCTATTATAGGCGGTTTAGCGATCGCTATGGGAATTGCAGGTATTGGACCAATTCCAGCTGCAATTGCACTTGGCTCTGCAGCAATGATAGTTGCTGGACTTGCGCTAGTGGTAATCGGTGCAGGAGTTAAATTGTTTTCGTCTGCAACTAAGGATTTAACTTGGGAAAAGGTTGGTATGATGGGTGCAATTATAGGAGGTATTGCAATAGCAATGGCTGCAGCAGGTTTAGCAGCACCATTTATATTAATAGGATCAGCTGCGATGTTAGTTGCAGGAGCTGCAACAATAGCTATGGGTCTAGGTTTATTAGCAATTAGTAAATTAGACTTTTCATCTTTAGGTAGCATTGATAAAAAAGGTAATAAACCATTTAACTACTCTGGTGAAAAAGGATTCTTCGGTGGTAAGAAAACTAACTTTGAGGTGGCAATGGATGCTATCGCAGATGGTATGTCATTAGGGCCTCTTTCTATTGCCGGTATTGCCATGGGAGCACCGATGTTAATATTAGCGGGTGCCGCACTTGTTGGTATAGTTAAAGGTATTAGAGCATTTTCAGGTATAGCAGAAGAAGCTGATTTACCTGGATTAAAGACAAATGTTAGAATAATAGTTAGCGGCTTAGCTGATACATTCGCAGAAGTCGGAAAAAAATACCCAGGCGGAGGTTCTTCATTATTATCTGCATTAACAGGTAATACTAGTGGACAATCAGTAGTTGCTATGGGTATTTCAGCTGTCGGTGGAATGGGTAAAGCACTTACAGGTATTGCAAAGGGTGTACAAGCCATGGCCAATCTTAAATTCCCAACGGGATTTGACAAAGATGGTAATCCAACTGGATATGAAACAATAGATATTGGTACTGTAGTCCCAGGTTTAATAAAGAATACACAATTATTAGTAGCAGGTTTAAGTTCTGTTTTTTCAGAGGTTGGAAAATCAGATGCAGCACAAGGTAGCTCATGGTTTAGTAGTTCTACATATGAGAAAGGTATTAATGTTGTTAAACAAATGGGTACACCTCTTTATAATTTAGCAAATGGTGTACAAGCCATGGCTAATTTAAAGTTCCCAACGGGATATGACAAAGATGGTAACCCAACAGGATATAAATCAATTGGTAATGTAGACGGACTCGTTAAGAAACTTGCTAAGAATACAAAAGCACTTATTATAGGTTTAGCTGGTGTTTTTGAAGAAGTTGGTAAGTCTGGAGTTGGTCAAGATGGTGGATGGTTCTCTTCATCAAACTTTGAAAAGGGTGTAGAAATAGCAATGCAATTAGGAGAGCCTTATACAACTCTCTCATCTGTAGTTGATGATGTTGTTAAAATTACTTCTAAAATTACCGATGCCCAAGATGTAAAAGAAAAGGTAACTGCTATTATATCAGCAATCACCGATACAGGCGGACAAGATATGGGAATTATTAATGCGAAAAAGAATTTAATAGCAACTATAGGAGGTACATATAAAAAATTAGGTACTGCTATCCCTGCGATAGTTTCATCGATCGCATCGTTTACAGTAGATAAAGCAAAATCATTTGCGTCTATCTTTGGAGGTGAATCTCCAGCAGAATTATTTGAAACTAAGACAAAATTCTTAAAAGGATTAACTGCTTCGTATTTAAGAATGGCCGTGGCCATTCCATTGATAGTAGGATCAATTAACACAGTAAGTGCCGAACAATTAGATGAATTTACAGCTGTATATGGTGGTCGAATGGATGTCGATACAGAAGTATTGAATAGCAGATCAAACTTATTTTTAGCGGTAGGATCTGGTTATGAAAAAATGGGTAAAGGTGCCAAATCTATTTCTAGTGCTGTTAACGCAACTAACATAAAAACATTAGAAATATTTAAAAATATGTTTGTTGGTAGAGTTAGTATGTTAAGGCCAGTTGCAGGATATGAAGCACAAACAGAATTGTGGAACGCAATAGGTGTTAGTATGAAAACTACTGGAGGTTCATTTCCTTCTATTGCCGGTGCTATTAACTCAATGGATTTAGCCAAATTAACAGAAGCCAGAACGATGTTTGAAGCTCTTGCTGTTTTATCAAAAGGTGGTGATCCTAGTGATATTTTAGCGGAAATGGGTGAATCATTAGAAGTTGCAATGCAGCGTCTAGCAGATATTTTACAAGAATTCCAATCTTCAGTTCAAGCCAACACAGATTCACAAGGCGGATTTTTCGAAGAACTTGGTGATGCAGCACGTAATCTATTACCGGGCGGTGGAAGTGGATCTAGCTCCACTACTGTTGATATGCCTAGTCAAATGTCAGTTAAAATTGTTAACTTACGTGCATTGGCAAGAGCCATGAAAGAATAAAATCTCTAATTTTAACTATTTTTCTCTGAAACATTTATAATCTCCATAGTATAAGTATCAAATACTATATTATGAGAACATCAACAACATCTTATTATGATTCATCAACACTAACACATGCGTCATATAACTTTACCACTAAAGATTTAACAGTTCACTTTAATCACGCTACATATGTTTATGAAGGTGTGTCATTAGAAGACTTTTTATTATTTGAAGGAGCCAAATCTCAAGGTAAAGCATTAAATGAGTTTATTAAACCAAATTACTCATTTGAAAAAATAGGAACAATAGAAAAAGCTCCTGGTAGTTTACTAGATGAATTACCACCTGCTGATTATCAAATGGGAAATTAATATAAGCTCTTTAGCCCAAGAACTAAACAAATAAACAAATAAACAATAACAACAGCGTTCGTTTTAGGTGTACTTTCAGTGTTGGCATTAGTCGGCGTTTATCGTATAGTTAAGGTGGCATTTAGGGTCAAAGACCTACAGGAAGATATTGATGACGTTAGATGCGTTATCAATGAAATTGAAGCGGATTTAGGACAAACTTCGGATTTACTAGACCGCAGAATTGATGGTGAAATCGATAGAGTAGATAATTTAATTGAAGAACTCTATAAGTACATTGATTCTAGAACTGACAAAATGGAATCAAGATGCGATTCTAAATTTAAAGAAGTAGAAACAAAAATTAAAAAGAAATAATATAAACCTTTGGGCAAGGGAGTTTATGTTAGGAGAAGTGGCAGAGTGGTCGAATGCACTTGACTTGAAATCAAGCGTACTGCAAGGTACCGGGGGTTCGAATCCCTCCTTCTCCGCTCATTTTTCTTTAAAAAGTTTCTCCGGTAGTAAATTACACCACTGCATATAGATATATAATATATGAAAAAGAAAACGATTAAAGAGAATAGAGAACATTTTGGAAATTGGGCTAAGAAAAATTTAACTAAACCTAATGAAGAAGTGTTTTGCGAAGGTGCAACTATTGCAAGGCATCATGTGAAAAAGAAAATCCTGCAACAGGGTTTAATTGAACATAAGTGTAACATCTGTGGAACAGATCCAATATGGCAAGGAAAACCAATGCCTCTCATATTAGATCATATCAATGGTGTTAATAATGACAATAGATTAGAAAACCTTCAATTTGTATGTAGTAATTGTGATTCACAGTTACCAACATATAAAGCAAGAAATATTAAGAAGTAGGTTCGAATCCCTCCTTCTCCGCAAAAATTGAAACAAATCAAATATGCTTTGTATAAGTATTAAATAATATTTTAAATAAATGACAAAGGCAAGTATTGTACAACGATTGTTAGATAAAAAAACAATCACTGCTGAAGAAGCCGTAGTTCTACTAAAGAGCGAAGCTATCAATATTCCAATGTATACTCCGAATCCTTATTTTAGCGATCCGAATTGGTCAACTCCACCTCCAGTATGGTGTGAAGATCAAGATAATACAACCAGTAACATCGATTAAATAACAAACTGATGAAAAAGCGTAAACAATCACGTGAGGATTATAATCCCGAAGAAAGAAAGCGTAAGATCAATTTTAAGAAAAAGAAACAACGCTATGAAGACAACTACTTTGATCCTAAGAGATTAAGTGAATTGGAAGATTTTGATGAAGAACATGAGTGAAGAAGATTTTATTTATAGACACATTGAGAGCATATTAGATGTTCCAGGTGATCTTAGTTCTGGTATCAATGGTTGTATACTCGCAAGTGCATATGATAGAACCTGCCGCATTTTAAAAGAACATGGAGCAATGAAACCAGTGATAGTGCATACTATAGATGATCCAGAATGTGAATTAACATATTTAGTAGAAAATGGACAATAAAATGATATTCTGGGATGAGATGTGGAATCAAAGCACACCGACTCCAACGCCAACACCAACATTAGAATGTTGCGGTGAATGGGATAAAGATGGTAAATGTAATTGTAAAGAATAAAATGGAATTAAACTATTCAAGATTAAACGGAGAATACCTATCATGGGCAATTGAACATGGTGATGGTAGAAATGAACAAGATTTGAGATTTGGCCAGTATTTGTGGTCTAAATATGACAACATGAAAGACTTCACTGATGTATTCTATAAAGAATCATGCGAAGAAGCATATTCTATATTACTAACAGACTTACATAAATTAGAAGCGTAATGGGATTATTACAAAAGATAGCGTGGAGAACACGTAAATGGAATTTAAAAATTAATATATTAGACATTTTCATTCATGATGGAGATGGTTGCTGGGGTTTTACATTTTTAGAAGTAGTTCATAATTTTCAAACAAGATCTTTACTTGCATTTGAATTTAGATTACCAAATGGTGGAAACATTAAACAATTCAGTATTGACAATTGGGATTTCTTATTTCTTAGAAGGTTTCTCTATAACCATTGGGAAGAGTTGGATGAAAGACGCATGTGGTCAGGTACTCTTTCAAGATGGGATGAAATTAAACTAAATATTTTAAGTAAAATTTTATAAACAAATATAAAACTCTACATATAAACTACATGAAAATAATACTAGTAGGCAAAGCAGCATCCGGAAAGGATTTTTTAAAACACAGATTACATAAAAAAGGATTTACAATAGGTGTAAGTCATACTACTAGATCACCTAGAAATAGTGAAATAGACGGAGAAGATTATCATTTTGTAACAGAAAATAAATTTAAGGAAATGATAGTTAATGGAGATTTCATAGAGTATATGGAATTTAATGGATGGTATTATGGACAAACTGAAACAGATTTTAACAATGCAGATATAATGATTATGTCTAAAGATGGTTTAGATATGTTGCCACAACAATATAGAGATCAATGTATCGTTCTTTATTTAGACATCGATAGAATGACTAGAATTGAAAGACTTAATTACAGAAATGATGTAAATGATTCTATCATGAGAAGAATGAACACCGACGATCAACAATTTGCGGGCTTTAAAGACTATGATATTAAAATAAAAAACGCAGATTTTTAAGACAGATAAATAATAAACACAATTAAACAATTATAATATGAACACAAAGTTAAAAACACGTCAAACAGAATTGGCAGTTGAAATCGATGCATTACAGACTGAAGCCGCAGAAAAACGTTTTGAAATTACATTTGATAATGTAAAAGCTATTAAAACAGTTCAAGAACACCTTAACAAAGGTTATACTTGGAAAACACAAAACGCTGCAGTAGTTGTATCTTTATATGATCAATTTAAAGCACAAGGTAAAAATCTAACAACTGATTCAGATCCTGTTATTTCTTTAAGAGGCCATGAATTAAATGCACTTTATCAAGCACTTCTTAATGTAGAAGGAACTGGAATTGAAAATGCACGTAGATTTATTACTATGTTAACTCAAATAGGTGAAGCTGTAGGAACAGCGATGCAAGATTTAAGTACTATGAATACTACACTAAACGATCTACATGCTGAGTTAGCAGAAATTGATGCTCAGTTAGATGCTGATTCTAAGGTGGAAGTAGTTTCACCAGAATTAGAAACTGTTAAATCTACAAAGTAAGATTTAACCATTAATAAAACAATAAAGCGATAGATCAAAGTATCTATTGTTTTATTGTTATTTTACAAGTAAAAAACCTATAATAACTTCATATGAAAATATTTGTAACATCTAATTTACAGTTAGGCAGACCAGCTGCCATAAAGCAATATAAGAGATCATATACTGACGTAGATCAAATGACTGATGATCTTATATTAAAAGGAATGAAACTGTAAAAGCAGAAGATACAGTATTCTATCTTGGTAATTTTGCACATGATCCTAAAACGGCTCAAGATGCATTACAAAGATTAAATGGTAATATTAAATTTATTGAAGGTGATTATGATAGCTCTATTTCGTTATTACATGATAAAGGTATGTTACCTGCACGATGTTCTATTCTTAGGTGTGTAGATAAAATTGAAGGATTTAATGGAGTAATATCTTATTGGCCACTGGGTGCATGGCCTGAAAAATCAAAAAAATATTGGTCCATTATAGGTTATCCAAATAAAAAATTTAAATCAGATCCTAAAAAGAGAATCATCAATGTCTCTACTGATTTATGGGCAAATAGACCACAAGAGCTAGAAAAGCTACTTGGCATCTTCTCAGATTTTTAATTTACAACTTTTCCGAAAATAAACGCTTAAATACTTTTTTATGTCGTTTATTTGTGGTATATTAGTAGTATAATTAAAAAAGAGAAACTCTATGCAAATTAAAATCAATTCAAAAGAAGAATCAGTAATCAAAGAAGCTTTAAAAGATCTCCAAGATCAATTAGTAGGTCAAGGTGTTAAATACAACACAATATCAGATATCTTAAATAAGATCAATAATGCAGGTTTAATAAAATCTGATAGAACACCAAAGGTATTTGTAAACAAACAATATATGTTCAGTTTTGAAGAAGGTGGATGGAACACTGTTTGGGCTAAGACATTGCCAGGAGCAAAAAGACAAGCTATCAAAGAATACAAAAAAATAGAAAATCTAACAATAAATTTAGACTCAGTACACTTAGCAACTAAAAAAGGATTAGACTCAGCGATGAGTTTATTTTACTAATTGTTCGTAACTTTTGAAAATAAATCTAAAAAAGATTTCCCGTTTAAATAAAAAGTGTTATATTAGCCCTATAATTAAAAACTAAAAAAATAATAATATGCCAAAACAACTCAGTTACCGCGAACTATCAGAAAATTTTATCAAGTCAAAATCAGAAAAAGATTACAATGCACTATATCAACGTGTAAAACCAGGACTTAGGAATTATATTTCAAATATAGTTAAAGATGTGAATGCCACGGAAGATGTTTTAACAAATACTCTAACTAAAATGTGGACTAAGATTGATCAATACAATCCATCATATCAAATCACAACGTGGTTATACAGAATTGCATTCAATGAATGTTTAGGTTGGATACGTCAACGTAATTCTAAATATAGTATTGAAACTATGAAAGAATATGGTATTGAAATTTCTGATCAATATGCTCACACATCAGCTCGTGATCTATTAATTGAGAGCGAAACAAAAACAGAATCTGATTGGTATGAAGAAGATGATTATTTACAAGCACGTTATGAACTAGCTCTTGCAAATATAGAATCGCTAAAACCAATGTATAAAGAGATTATAGAAGATCGTCTCCTTAATAATATGAAATATGAAGATATTGCTGCTAAGCATAATCTGCCACTTCAAACTATTAAAAACAGAATTCGTAGAGGTAAATCTATTATTGCAGAAAGTATGGATTATTAAAAAAAATCCACAAATACCATAAACAAAATAAAACACATTGGTATAATATAAGTGAACAACAAAAAAGGTTCTTTGATTTATTGGTAGAGAAAATACGTATGCTACTGTGGTGGAATTGGTAGACACGTTGGACTTAAAATCCAATGGGCAGTAATGTCCGTGCCGGTTCGACCCCGGCCAGTAGTACAAGTATGGACCAGTAGCACAACTGGATAGTGCAGCACCCTTCTAAGGTGCCGGTTATAGGTTCGAATCCTATCTGGTTCACCGATATCTAAACGCTCCGTTCGTCTAACGGTTAGGACATTAGGTTTTCATCCTAAAAATAGGAGTTCGATTCTCCTACGGAGTACAACAGATCGATCTCTTAGCTCAGTTGGCTAGAGCATCTCACTTTTAATGAGAGGGTCCAGGGTTCGAGTCCCTGAGGGATCACCATATAGTCAAGTATCTCCTCAAGCTTATACCTTGTAGAAAGAGTAATTGGTTACATGAGAGTTCAAATCTCTCCTTGACTACCTGTGGAAGAAATTTAATTATATTAATGATATATAGTTTTCAATTAAAAAAACAATAAGTAATGAATTCTGAACAATCAAACAATGGAAACACTCAGATAAACCATGAGAGAGCAAGTCTCAATAGTAGAGTTTCTAGGTTTATGATGCTTGGTAAATCCAAGAAAGTACAATGGGACGGTAAAAGAAGATGCCGCACCATTTAAAAGGTCGCCTTTGTAGCTCAGCTGGCTAGAGCAGCTGATTTGTAATCAGCAGGTCGTGGGTTCGAGTCCCTCCAAAGGCTCTAATAATATAGTATAAGCGAAAGTAGCTCAGTTGGTAGAGCGAAAGCCTTCCAAGCTTTAGGTCGCCAGTTCGAACCTGGTCTTTCGCTCACAATCGAGAAATAAAGACAACTCGGGACAAGCATAAGAGTCCTTAAACAATGCAGGCCACTACCTCGCGAGCCTACAATTTCATAAAACGTGGGGTCTGGGATTCTAAAGGACATAACAAACCTACCCAGTAGTTTGACTATTTTTTATGTGGTAAGACACTAATGCGTTTTATTGAAGAGAAAGAAAAACCGTTAAAATCCAGTCTAACAAGTCTTAGTTAGGCGCAACATAGTCTGGTAGCTCAGTTGGTTAGAGTGTCGCCCTGTCACGGCGAAGGTCGCGGGTTCGAGTCCCGTCCAGACTGCAATTCTTAAAATAGATATATAATCTAAATCATTATCATGACAGATCCTAAAAACGAACCAGACGTAGACTTAGAAAATTCAGAATACGATTCCTTTTCAATACCAAACAAATCTGAATATATTGATGACGATTACGATTATTAAATTAATATAATATGCAAACACGAGTAATTTATATGAGTGGTAATGAATTTTCGGTAAACATTACTAAAGAGACCGTTAAATCATTAGAAAATTTTGGCATTGAATATGAATTATTTGATGGGGTAAAAGGAAGGGATGGAATTAAAATTCTAAACAATCTTAATATAGTTCCATCTGCTTATGTAAAAACAAGTGATTGGACCGATGGTACAATTGGATGTTTAGCAAGCCATGTATTACTTTGGGAAGAATGTTCTCGTCAAGAAGAACCATATCTCGTAATGGAACAAGACGGTGTTTTAATAAAAGATCCCAGATCACTTCTACCTCTTATAGACACTGTTTGCCATTTAGATGCATATTTACCATTTGATAATTCAAAAACAGCTTCAACTGCATTAGAATACTTTCAACTATATAATGAAAGAGTTGCTTTAGAAAAACCGGGCGTAAAGGCACATCCAGCAAATAAATTTTATAATGATAATAATATAACAGGTTCATGTTTTAGAGGAACATATGGTTATATTATAACACCACGTGGTGCAAAAGAAGTTTTAGATTTTATTAAAACTAAAGGTGCATTTCCTTCAGATAGGTGCTTATGTTCAAACGCAACATATTTACAAAGATCTCATAGTACTTATGTTAGATTGAATCCATTTTTTAATTCACTTGATGTTCAGCGAAAGTGGTCCTTAAGAACTCCCGGATTTATTTAATCAATCGTCTGAGATATATAATAAGTACGAAAGTACATAAAAAAAATATATCTTATAATATGAAAAAGATAATTGGATGGGTATCAGGATTACTAAGAGATGAAAAGGGAACACCATCATCTAAAAGATTTATTGGAATTTTAGCAGGTATCACATTATGTGCCGCTTTATTTATTAATCTTTACACAGAATATCCAGTAGAACCTACAATCGTAAACGCAGTCGCAGCAATATGTATTGGTGGATTAGGACTAGCTTCAGCTGATAAAATATTTGGCAAGAAAAAAGAAGAATAAACTTAATTAATGGAATTCAATTTAGACAAGGTTATATCTGAGGAATATCGTAATATGATTCAGGAAAATACTAAACATATGCCATGGGGAGGAGCTGTAATAAGTTCTGTTCCTAAGATATATGAATATGCTTTAGAATATGATTGTAAGTCGATTTTAGATTACGGCTCAGGAAAATCAGATTTTTTTAACACATTAAATGAATCATATCCAGATCATCAATTTAAAGTAAATCAATATGAACCTGCTAGACCTGAGTTCCAAATGGATCCAGAAACAAGTGATATGACAGTTTGTGTTGATGTAATGGAACACATAGAACCAGAAAAACTAGAAGCAGTTTTAGATCACATTGCAGATAAAACTAATAAGATCTTATATTTTAAAGTATGTTTATTACCGTCTCATAATAAATTTAAAAATGGGCAGAATTTACATTTAATAATAGAAAATAAAGATTTTTGGTTAGATAAATTATCAAAGTATTATAATTTAGATAATATTATTGTTGCACCTGGACATGTTTGGGGATTAGCTATAAAAAAATAAATAGATTATGAAAAACTGTTATACAAGAGAACAGATCGAAGAAGTAATGAAAGCCAAAGGCTACAAATACTTCACAGGTGGAGATTACGATGTTAACATTATAGGCATCAGAAACTCAGAGACAAAAAACAAAGTAACAAATAAATTTGATGACTGTCTAACTCTATCTTATAAAATAGATGGTGAATGGCAGTTTCATTGCTTTCCATGTACTACCGACCCTGGAACACATTGGGTAGAGAATGTACTAAATAAAAATGGAGTAGCGATACTTAAACCGGGTCAATATAGAGGGTCTCATAAATTAAGATTACATGCTGGTAAATATTTAGCTTTAGGGCAACAAAAACCAGTTAAAGTATATCGAGACAGTAATAGAGATGACAAATATGATTTGCTAGAAGAAAATGTTCATGAAGGTATTTATGGAATTAATATTCATAGAGCTACAAGTAGAGCAGGTGGAAAATCTACACAAGTAGATAAATGGTCTGCAGGTTGTCAAGTTATTGCTGATAATGATGATTGGCATGAATTTTTAGATGTCTGCCAAATCGCTAGAGAACACTGGGGCAACTCTTTTACTTACACTTTGATTGATTCAAGCGATATTTCTTAAACTTTTTTGAAAATAAATCACCAGGATTTTTTTATATCAATTATTTTTGGTATATTAGTATTGTAATTGTGGCTGAGGGCTTGATCACTCTCTCGAACATTATGGGCCTGATGGCAACGCGACCACCCCTAATGACAGTTATATCGGACAGACGCCAGGTGAAAAAGTAAATTTATGGCAATGTGGGAACTCAGTTCGCTGAGGTCGGTCAATCATAGGGAATACCGTTTAAAACAAGAATAGAGCCTGGTACCTACGCAGCTTAAGAACGTGGGAATATGGTTAATTGAAGGTTCGACTCCTTCTCTGTCCGCAAATAGAAATCCGGAAACTAATTTGAAAATAATTAGCTCCGGATTTTTTTATGTCAAATATTTGTGGTATATTAGTGGTATACTAATGGAGGTTACTCCGCAAAAATAAATAATGAAAGTACAAAAAATTAAACAAGACATTCAATCTAAAGGATCTAACCACTACAACGTTAAATTCAAAGGTAAATTAACTCTTAAACCGGGAGATATGTTTATCTACTCATCTACTAAAGATGATATGGAATCTGCATTCGAGGTTTTAGAAATTAAATCCGATAGAGAAATCAAAGTTCGTAAGTTAACTCCAGCTATTTACGTTTGGACAACAGAAGCTTATCAAAAATCTAATATCTATAAAATTGGACTAGTAAACTGGCAATCAGTTGAAAGACGTTTAAAGCAAACCGATGCTACTGGTATGCTACAACCTATTATCTTAATAGAGAAGTTTGATCTTCTTGTTTTGGATCCTAAAACAACGGATGCAATAGAATCTAAAATCCATA